CGTGAGCGCGGCTGATCGAGAGTGAGAAACGGCGGCGGAGGAGGCGAGAAACGAGGCCGGAAGAAGCGGGAAGAGGCCGGGGGAAGGCGGCATGCTGGCGCAACGGGTTTGCGCGCCGCGCAAGGGTGGTGGCTAGGGCTGGTCGAGACCGGGCAGGGTCGTCTGGACGGGCGGCGTGCCATCAGGCGGCGGGCGCAAGATGGCACGGCGGGCGGCGATGACGTTGTAGATCTGCCGCGAGGTGAGCCGGAACTCGGCTGCCAGCTCCTTGATGCGAGCCTGGCTGTAGGGCGGGCTGGTGGGGCGAGTCTCGCTGTACTTGCGGGCGATCTCGGCGTTCCTGCGCCCGAAGGCCATCGGGACGTAGATCGGGTTGCCCTGGTACTGATCGAGCAGCTCCTCGGCGATCTGGAGCATGGCATCCCGGGCGGCGGACCGGTCCACGCCCAGGCGAGCCACCAGCGAGGCGCTGCCCGTCTCGAGCAGATCAGACACGAAGTCGGTCAGCCCCTTGGGCTTGGGCTCAGCCATTGGGGTTTGGCTCCTCTCTGCGGCGAAGCCAGAGCTTCAAGCTCTCGATGCACATGTGCAGCTGGGGTTCGTTCAGCAGGCGAAAGTGGCTCACGCCGGTGTGCCTGGCAGCCCAGGCGCTGAGCGCCTGAGCGGTGCGCGTCCGTACCAGAGCCTCGTCGGCAAGTTCCATCCACAGCGACCAAAGCTTGCGCTGTGCCGGGGTCAACAGCGGGCCGCTGTGGCGATTGGCGGGCCGGCGCTGCTCGCGCACGCGCGCCTGCAGGTGATCGCGCAGACGCTTGCGATTGGCGTGGTCCAGGGCGGCGGCGCTGCGCACGCCCTGGCACACGGTGGCGATGATGTCTCGATACTCGTCCTCGCTGAGCCCAAGCGCAGCCTTGGCGATGTGAATCGCCGCCAGGTCGTTGTTGCGGGCGGCGGGACGATCGACGACGGTCACGTGCCCGCACCTCCCCGCAACACCGCCTCTACCCGGGTGAACCACTGCGCGCAGCGCAAGGCATCGGCCGGCCGCATGCGAATGGTCGTGCCCTGGCTAGTGATGGAGAGCGTGCCGTCGGCGTGGATCGCGGCATCGAAGCTCTCGCTGGTGGCGAGCACTTCCGGCCGCGTAGCCAGCGGTGCCGACGACGCTGAGCGGCGGCCGCGACGGCAGTGGGTTCGGGGCTTCGCTCGGCCCTTGACCTTGACGGGCTTCACGAGCGGGTGGGGGGGCGCCGCTGAGGGCGAAGGCGCTGTTCGGACTCGGGCAAGCGCCTGGCCGAGCTTGGTGGGGAGGAACCGCCCGCACACGGTGTGATCAGCGCTCGGCCAGCAGAGCGGTCACGAGCCGATCGATGTCGGTGTCTTCGGCTCGAACCACCACGCGATCGCCAGCCTCTTCGACCGTGCAGCCGATGGCGCGCAGCTGTTGCACCGTCAGCCGCTCGAGCGCGCTCTTGAGCGGCTTGCGCTCGGTGCGCACCAACTCGTCGGCCAGCTCGGGCAGCTTCTTGTCGATGAGCGCCACCACCTTGTCGGCGTCTTCGTACTCGATGCGGCCCTTGCCTTTGGCGAAGCCCACGCGCACGCCATGCAGCACGACGGTGCGCGGCCGCAGGAAGAGGTGCGGCGAGCCTTCCACCAGCAGCCGCAGCTCCGTCTCGATGAGCATGGCGTTGGAGATGGCGCGCTTGATGCCCGGCAGGTGTTCGCGCTTGAGCGCCTCCAGCGCCTCGTTCAGCACCTGAACCATGTAGCTGTAGGCGTGGCGGGCGTCGGCGTAGGCCTTGGCCTTGCGTTCGATCTCGTCGAGCGTGGTCACGAGGGTTCCTTCACGGTGGTGGATGTGGAGGGCGGCGCCTCCTCGAGCAGAGCCTGCACGGCGGACACGGCCGCCTCGCGGGCACGGTGGTACTCGTGCAGCGCGCGCAGCCGCCTCTCAGCGCTGCCCGCGGCGCGCGCCTGGCGCCAGGACGCGCTCACCGCCCGTTGGTGCGCCGGCGGCACCATGCGCCAGTGCCGGAAGCACATGAGCAGTTGCCGCCGGATGGGCTTGGTGCAGCAGGCGCAGCGGTAGAGGTCGGCTTCGAGGTCCATGTGGCTCTTGCGCCTCTTCAGGCCTGGTTCAGCTTGAGCTGCCCCAGCAGCTCGGGCATGCTGATGCGCCGCATGCGAGATAGCGCGCGCAGGCTGTGCATGGCCCGGTTCTCGAGGAAGGTGCAGGTCTCCTGCAGCTCTTCGGATGTGGTGGCGATGAAGTAACCGCTCTCGGGCCTGCCGCAGATGGCCACGCCCTGCTCACGCGCTTCGCTGATGAGCCGGCGCAATGCACGCTCGGTGATGCCGAGACGCGCTGCCAGCGCACGCGCGCTGATGCCGCGCGATCTCCCCTGGTGGCCCGCCAGCGCCCCGAGCAGCTGCACCAGCGTGCTCAACTGGCCTTCCCCCGCGGCGGCACGCTGGCGGCCTGGATGGTCCCGTCGAGCCCGCGCTGGAGGGACAGCAGACGCAGCGCCTCCAGCTCGATCAGCGCGGGCATCAAGACGGCCGGCGCCACGGCGATGTGGGCCGCCAGCTCCTCCACCGTCAACCACTGGCCCTGGCGAGCATCGAGCCGGCAGCAGATCACTGCGCGCATGCCCCAGCCGGAAGACGTGTGCTGCATGGTCTACGCTCCTGCGGCCGCGCGCGCGATGGCGGCGCGCACGTGCTCGCGGCACATGGTCTTGAGCCAGGCCAGGGTCTCGGCGCGGATGAGCTCGTTGTCGTGCTGAAGTGCTTGGCGCGCGGCCCGCGCCTCGATCTGCTGCCGCGCGAGCGCGTCGCGCTGCTGCTGCCGTGCGGCCAGTTCAGCGCGCGCCGCGTGCACCCAGTCGTCGGCCGCCTGCTGGCTGCCGAACAGCCGCGTGCGCCCGCCGCCCAGGCCGGCGATGCGTACCGCCACGTAGCCCTTCAGGCGCCGCGCGTCCTGCATCAGCTGGTTGGCGCGCAGCGGGCCGGTGCGCAGCGCGAGCTGGAGCGAGCGGCTGTCGCAACCCTCGGGCCGCGAGGCCAGCTCGTGCAGCACCAGCCACGAGCGCTCGCGCGAATTGCGGGCGCTCACCTTGCGCGCTCCTTGCGCGCCTGTCGCCGAGATGGTGCAGCCTGATCTTCGCGCACCATCTGAACGGCATCGGGCGGGCACGCCTGCACGCCGGCGGTGTAGCCCTTGTGCCAGGCAACGCGCTCGTCGTCGATCTCGCGCTGCAGATCGACGAGCGCGCCCCACGCGTACAGGCACAGCACTGCGGCCACGGCGCACCCGCTCCACGCCAGCCACTGCACCAGCGCCCAGGCGCTGCGCGAGCGGCGCTCGGCAGCCTCGGTGGCAGGCGCGTAGCCGCCGTCGCGGAACGCCACCACCGATGGCCAGCCGTTGCCACGCAGACCGAAGTGTCGCGGCCGGCTCACAGGGCCCTCACCACGTCTGCCGTGACCAAGGGCACTCCCAGGTCAGCGGCCCTGTTCATTGCGCGGGCCACCATGTTGGCCACGGCGAGCGGATAGCACAGGCTCACCGGGCCGCGATCGGTCTTGCGCGTGAGGCGCATGCGCAGCTGCTCGATGGCTTCGTCTTCCACGAGCTTGCCCAGCTCCACGTTGCAGGCCTTGGCGCGGCATGCCAAGTAGGCCTTGAGCTCGGCGTCCAGAGGCAGCAGCTCCACCACCTCGCAGCGCTGCGCCACCTCGCGCAGCGTGCCGTCGCGCAGGCCGTCCTGCAGGCGGCGCTTCAGCTCGGGCTGGCCGAGCAGAAGAATGCCCATCAGCGGCCGGCGCCCGTCGCGCAGTTCGTGCAGCCGCTTCAGGTGCGTGAGCGTGGTGTCGGGAAGCGAATGCGCCTCCTCGATGACGAGCAGGTACTGATTGCCCGCGTGCACGCCCGCGGTGAGCATGCGGCGCGCCTGGTTCGTGCGGCCCTGCACCGTCTGCGCCACGGTGGCGCCGGCGTCGAGCCGGTGCACGATGGCGTGCAGGATGTCGCCGCTGCGCACCAGTGCGCGGCGGTCGCGCACGTCCATTCCCACCACGCTGGGCTTGATCACCACGGTTCCGCGCGGATCGTCGAGCAGCCTCGCCTCCAGGTCTTCGAGGATCGTGGTCTTGCCCGCGCCGCTCTCGCCCACGATGGCCACGAAGCTCGCGGTCTGAGCACACTGCCAGGCCGTCTCGCGCACGTAACGCACGGTGTCGCCGTTGAACATCTGCTCGTCGCGCGTGACCGGGCCGTCGAACGGGTTGGCGAACAGCCGGAAGTGCTGCCGCGCCCTGGGGGTGAGAACCTCTTTCAGGCTGAGCACGTCTTCCTCCTCGGGGGGTTGGGGGTTGAGCGGGACGGGTGCGCGCGGGCGGCGAACGGCCGGTGCAGGCGCGTCGCCGGCGTAGCGCTTGCTGGCGCTGGCGTGCCACAGACGAGCCAGTTCGTCGGGGCCTGCGCCGGCCTGTGCCAGCAGCTGCTCCAGCGAGCTGCGGATGGAGGCCGCATCGCTCTTCACTGGCCAACGGTTGTTGATGAGATCGGCGATCGCCGTGCGGCTGATGCCAGCCGCCGTGGCCATGCTCGTGACGGTGACCCCGTGCGCGATGGCCACGTCGCCCAGCACAAGGCGAGCGCCGGGCGGCGGCTTGGCCAGGTCGTAGGGCGGCGTGAGCGCGTCGTAGCGCGCCTGGCGGGTGCTGGTCACGATTGCCCTCCAGAGGCCAGCCGCAAGCGCGGCTCCGCCGGCTCGGCGCCGGGCCGGAAAATGTCGGCAATGGCGCCGAGCTGGTCTTCCGGCACGCCGCCATCGGGCCAGGTGCTGCTCACGTGCGCATACACCTGGGGCGTGTAGGCCTCACCGAGCATGCGCATCAGCTCCTGGCAAGCCTGCACGGCGCTGATGCGGCGCACTGCGAGCTGGCGTTCCGGCAGCTCCAGCGACGTGGCTCGGCGTGGCAGGTAGGCGGGCACCGGCGTGGCGGCGATGTCGCCCATCGGATCGACCAAGGCCTCGAAGGCCGCTCGATGCGCCCGGCGCGCGGCATCAGCTTCCTCGAGCGTGGGCAGGCCATCGCCCGTGCGATAGGCCTGGCGCGTGAGCGCGTTGCGCGCGTGGTCCACCTCGCTGAAGCCGGCGCGGCGGAACTCCTCGCCGATGACGGGCGCGTCGGCCGCGAAGCCGAACTCGTCGGTGACGAGCGGCTCAACCACGTGCCAGCTCTGGGCGCCCGTGTCCGGGTCGAGCACCAGAACGTCGATCGCCGGCGCGCGGAAGGGGTTGCTCTGCACGGTGACGGCCAGGCCGGCAACCACACCGGGCACCATGCGCAGGCAGTACTCGCGGCTGGGCCGGCCGAAGGTGATGCGCTTGAGGTTGCTCACCCTGCGCTGCTGCGGCTCGGACACCGCCGCCTCGCGCAGCGCCTCGAGGCTTGCCGGTGCGCGCAGCTGCTCGGGCTTGATGCTCATCCACACGCCGAAGCGTGTGCGCTCATGGCGGCTGTGCACGGCGGTGGCGCAGAAGGCGGCGCACCAGGCCTCGATGCGCTCGTTCAGCCAGTCGAGGTTCACCTCCTCGGGCCGCACGAAGCGCAGCCGCGTCTCGAAGTACATGCGAGCCAGGTCGTGCACCTTCTCCACCGCGCCGTTCACGCGTGCGGCACCGGTGGCGTGGAAACTGGCCTCGATGCCCACGCGCGTGCAGAAGTTGCGCATCAGGTGGCTGCGGTTCGCGCCGCCCTTGTCCAGCATCAGCACCTGGGGCACGCCGTGCATCGGGCTCGCGGGCTGCTTGGCCATTGCCCAGGTGGCGAAGTCGAGCAGGTTCTCTGCCGTTTCGCCGCCCAGGTAGTAGCGGCACTTGAACGCGCCGCTCGTGTGGTCGGCCACCGCGTAGCGGGTGAGCAGGTCGCTCGAGGCCTTCACCAGGTTGGCGACCTTGTTCTTGTAGAACTGGTCTTCGGGCATCCAGCGCAGGCGGCCTCCGGGCAGGTAGTAGTAGGCGCCGGTGGTGCTGTCCATCTGCCACACATGGTTCGGGTGGCAGCTGCGCAGCTGCTGGCTCGGGGTGGGCAGGGCCAGCTGCTCGGGGTGCATGCAGCGCTTGTAGAGCTGGCGTGATACGGTGCTCTCGTGCACCTCGCGCGCCAGGCGCCCACTGGCGCGCAGCATGTCCAGCGCGGTGCGCACGGGCATGCGCTGCCCCTTCTGGTTGAGGCTGGCTCGCAGCACGCCGGCCACGAGGGTGAGCTCATCCTCGGTGAGCGCAACGCTCGCGCCCGCATCGACGCGGCGCTTGCGGCCCGACGAGTAGCCCGCCGCGCCGAGCTTGCGGTAGGCCGTCTGCACGCTGCAGCCCAGCGCTGCCGCGGTGCGGCTCACCACCTCGGCGCGTGAGCCCCGCGCGGCGCGCAACAGATCGTCTCGCGCGCGCGCGAGGATGTCGTGCTCGGTGGCAGTGATCGCCATTGCTCAGCCGCGCTGGCGGCGATACCAGGGCAGCGGGCCCTGCGGCTGGGCCCAGTACAGCACCTCCACGCCGGTGAGCGGCGCCTGCTCGTCGGTGGTGAGCCAGCGGCCCGCTTCCCACACGGCTGCACGCCAGCCCGGGCCGTGGGCGTCGGTGCGCACCCACAGGAGCAGCTGCACGCCGCTGGGCGGCGCAACTTCGGAGGGCGGGTACCAGAGCAGGTTCTCGGTGAGCATGATCGGCTCCAGGAAATTGGGGGGATCAGCTGCGCGAGGCATTGCCGCGCTTGCGGCCTCTCGCGGGCGCCGTGGCGTGCTGGGCAGCGATCTCGTCGATCGGAGCGGCCCACAGCGGCGCTACGCGCTCGCCCAGGTCCACGGTGATCTGGCGCTCCAGGCACGCATCGGCCAGGCGCTGCACGATCCACTGCACCGTGTGACGCGCGGCCAGTTCGGCCGCCGACGTGGCGGGCGCCTGCATCACGGCATCGACTTCGTGCACCAGGCGCAGCAGCGCGCCCTCGGCCAGCAGGGCCTGGTTGCGCAGGCCTTCCAGCTGTTGAGCCTCGGCCTCGTCGGGCTGGGGCGTGTCGCGCGCTGCGATGCTCTCCTCCAGCTCGGAGAGCTTCGCCTCCTTGCGCTCGATCACCTTGTCCTTGGCATCGAGCCTGCGCCTCGCCTCGACCAGGGCCTCGCGCAGCTCGCGCATGCTCATGGTCTGCATGTCGTCGAGCGTCAGGCCGGCCAGCGTGCCGCCGTCGGCGAGGGCGGCGATGTCGCCCTCGTCTTCGGTCATCAGGTCGAAGAGTTTGGCGCGGCCCAGCGTGGCCAGCGTCGCGCGCTTGGCTTCCAGTGCTGGTGCCAGGAACTTGATCGACGCAGCCATCATTCGGCGCGCCGACCGCTCGGCGATGCCCAGGCCCTCCACGATCTGCAGGAACTCGCCGTGCGGCTCGTTCTCCTTGATCTGCACGAGCCGCTTGCCCAACTCGAGCATCGCCTCGGCAGCGCTGGTCATGAAGAAGCGCGCCTCGGCCACCACACGGTGGCGCTCGTAGGGCATGCCATCGCCGAAGCGCAGAGCCACCTCGCTGCTGCGCCGCGCCATCTCGTTCAGCGCATGGGTGTCTTCACGCAACGCATCGCGGTCCAGGGTGTCGGGCAGCGGCTCGGGGCCAGAATGAGGCTTGCGTGGCATGGCGTCGGTTAGGTGCGTGGAGAAAATTCTTTGCGCTCTGTAAATCGGCCACCGGTGGCCGATTTCGCTATGTGGAACGGCTGTACCTGATCTCCACCTCCTCGAGGCGCGCTCGGGCGCGGTTCATGCCCAGCGAATGGCGCAGCGAGATCTGGATCAGCTCGGGGCCCAGGCGCCAGCGCGCGGTGTCGGGCAACTGCTCGGCCCAGCCCATGTGCTTGAGGTTGGCCAGGTCGCGCGTGATCTGGCTGGCGCTGCCCTTCACCTCGCGCGCCAGCTCGCTCGGTGCCAGGCCCATCAGCTCGTTGCCGGCCAAGGCGCGCAGCACCTTCATGAGGCGCTGTTGCGCGCCGTTGATGTAGCGCTCGCTCACTGCGCGCGCTCCAGCGCCGGGCAATCGAAGAACGCCAGTCGGTGGCGCAGAAGGGTCAGCCGGTCCATGATCAGATGCACCGCTGCGGAGTGATCTCGCAGCGCACTGGCTGTGTGGTGGCGGTGCCGGGCTCGGCCGAGGCTGCGCGCTCGGCGGCCTGGGCCGCGTCGAGCGCATCGCACTCGGCCTGGCTGCTGCAGCCGCCGCCGCCGCAGCCCGCAAGGGCCAGCAAGGCCAGCGCGCACACGGCGGCGCAGGCGCAGGTGATCAGGTAGCGAGGCATGCCTTCCTCCCGTCGTCAGGCAGTGGTGGTGGTGGACGCCGCGCCCGGCGCGTCGTGCTCCGGCGGCGAGAAGGGGTACAGCGCGGCCATCAGCCGGCGCGCGAAGCCGGGGTGCGCTGCGTCGAGCGCGTCCACGAGCAGGCCGTAGGCCTCGGTGCGGTGATCGTCAAGCGCGCCGATCTCCAGCAGATGCTTGCGCGTGAGCGGGTCGGTTGCGGCGTACAGGCGACTCTTGCTCTCGATGCTTTCGAGCGCCTGCATCACGCCAGGCATGGCGGCGTGCGTGCTCATGCTCGCGCTCCGGCCGCGGCTTGGCCCTCGACGATCTCGCCGATCTTCAGCCCCAGCAGCACGGCGATGCGATGGCTGTCGCCGCGCACGCACTTGCGCTCGCCGCGGAGGATCTGCCGCACGAGCGAGGCCTTGTAGCCGTGCAGCCGCGCCCAGGCCGCCACCGCCATGCCCTTGCGTTCGAACTCGGCCCGCACCTGCGCGGTGGACTTCAGGCGCTGGCGCGCAGGGCGCATACTGTGCCGTTGTGTGCTCATGGGCAGAGGGGTGCTAGGGGTGTGCCGATTAGTTCTTGTCAGTCACAGTATGTGCCATTTCGTTCTCCTGCGTCAAGCGGATTCTTGTGACTCTTAAGGCACACGACGGGATCGGGCATCGCCTGCGCGAGGAGCGTGTGCGCCTGGGCCTCACGCAGAAGCAGATCGCCGAACGGGTGGGTGTGAGCCGGGAGATGTGGGCGCGCTACGAAGGCGGCGTGGCGCCCGGTGCGGGCGCGCTCTCGAGTGCTGCGGCGGCCGGCGTGGATGTCGGCTACGTGATCACGGGTTCACGCACATCGCCGCTGGTAACCGTGGTTCCTGGCGCGGGACACGAGCTTCGCGAGCCCGCTGCGAAGTTTTCCCCGCCTGCCACAAGCTCCGGCCTCATGCTGAAACACAACGCACAAGGGCGGGAGCATCACTTCGTGGTCGTCCCGCGCTACGGGATGAGGGCGGCCTCCAGCCTGCCCCGCGGCGAACACCGCTTCCTCACCTCCGAGGTGGGCGAGATCGCCTTCGAGGCCGAATGGATGCGCCGCCACCTCGGCCGAGCGGGCCCCGGCTTTGCCCTGCTCGACGTGGCGGGCTCCAACATGGAGCCCACGCTCCAAGAAGGCGCCACTGTCGTCGTGGACCTGCACGACCGCGAGCTCGCCAGCGGCGGCGTGTACGCCGTGCGCGACGGCGAGGAGCTGCTGCTGCGCCGGCTGCAGCGCCTGCTGGGCGGAGGCGTGGAGATCGTGAGCGACAACCCATCGTTCAAGAGCCAAGCTGTGCACTTGGGTTCGCTCGAGATCGTGGGGCGTGTGGTGTGGCCCAAGGTGCGCTGATGGCTTCCACGCATGCGATGGTGGTGCTCGCGGCAACTTTGTGCTGCGCAACGGCCGCGGCACAGGAGCCGTCTCGCGGGAGTGCGCTGCCCACCGTGTTCGGCATCGCTATGGGCCAGCCGCTCGGCCTGCAGGCCTGCGCCGAGTTCGGCGTGCACCGCGAGGCGCTGCCCGAGCACGAGGGCTGCTTCGTCATGCCCGAGGCTGCCGCTGCCGGCTACAGCGGCGATGCCGAAGTGATGTACCGCGATCAGCTCGTGCCGCACTGGTTGATGGGCTCGGTGTTGCGCGTGGAGCTGCGCGGCGGCGTGGCGGGGCGCCTGATCGCGCATGCCACCAACGCCACACCCGAAGACCTGCTGGCCGACGTGCAGCGCAAGTTCGGCGAACCATCGTCGCGCAACGTGCGCGCGGTGCGCAGCGCCGCGGGTGTGAAGCTGACGCGCATCAACGCAGTGTGGCAACGTGCGGGCTACACGGTCAAGCTGCATGCCATCGGCGGTGCGGCGGGCAGCGGTACGCTCGAGGTTGTGACCCAGGCGCATGCGCGCGCACAGCAGCGCGAGCTGAGAGAGAGCAGGGCCTCGCGTCAGCCGATGTGAGCTGGGGCGCACGAGGGCCCGCGCTCACGCAGCGCTCTTGAAATTTTTCACCTACCCCATAGTGCGCACGCGCGGCAGACTGCCGCGCCATGTTGCGCCACATCGCCCCTGACGTAAGCCGCCCGCGCGGGGGCCGTGGTGCCTGACATGCCCAGCGGCGTGCCGCGCCTGAGCGTGCGCCTTCTGCCGGCCGCCAAGCCGTGCTGGCGCAGCCGCACGCTGTGGCTCAATTTGGCCCTGCTCGCCTTCGCGCTGGCCGCGCTGACCACGGGCATGCCCGTCTCGGACACTGCGCTGCTCGCGCTTGTGGGCGCCGCGGCGGTGGCGAACCTGGTGCTGCGTGCGCGTACCGACCGCGCAGTGACGTGGCAGCTACCGCAGCAGCCTGGTGAGGGCTGACCGCGTGCTTCCGCCCTGGGACTCCGAGACCCTCAAGTACCTGCTGCTCGTGCTGCAGCTGCTCAACGGCGCCGGCATGGTGGTGCTCTTCCTGCGCAAGCCCGGGCAAGACGCGATGAGCGCCGTGACCATGCTCGCTACCGACGTGAGCGTGCTGCGCGAGCGGCTTGCCAACACCGCAAACAAGGCCGATCTGTCGGAGCTGAACGGGCGCGTGCTCGTCACGCTCACGCAGATCCAGAGCGTGCAGGAGCAACTGGTAGCCACGCGCTCCAGCCTGCTGCGCATCGAAGAGTGGTTGCGGCAAGAGCGATGAAGTTCGCCGATTTCGAAGCGCAAGACCGCCGCCTCGTGTTGCTGCGCGGCCTGCAGCACGCCGCGCTGTACCGCACCAACAGCATCCTGCTCCAGCGCTACCTCGAGCATGTGGGCCACGTGACCAGCCGCGACCGGCTGGCTGCTGACCTGGCCTGGCTCGCCGAGCAAGGCCTCGTGGAGCTGGAGCTTGGCGAGGCCTTGACCGTGGCCACGCTCACCGCACGCGGGCTCGACGTGGCCGAAGGTCGGGCCCACGTGCCCGGTGTGGCGCGACCCCGGCCCGAGGCCTGAGCAGGCGCCCGCACATGCCCCGCGTGCGCAAGATCGCCAAGCTGCCGCCGGAGATCAGGCGCTTTCTCGAGCAGGCGCTCGTGGAGCACGCCTTCGGCGACATCGAGCACGTGACCGAACTGCTCAACGCGGAGGTGCAGCGCCACGGCCTGAGCCTGCGCATCGGCAAGAGCGCCGTCGGCGAGGAGAGCCTGCGCCTCAAGCGAGCGCAGGAAAGCATCGCGGCCAGCACGCGCGCGATGCAGCTCATTGCCGACACCGCGCAGGACGAAGCCGACAAGCGCGGTGAAGCCCTCAACGCACTCGTTCAGGAGGGCCTGTTCGAAGCGCTCATCCTCAGCCGCGAGGCCGAGGCCGAGCCCGACGCCGGCAAGCGCATCGCGCTCATGAACAAGGCGGCGCTGGCGAGCGCACGCCTCAGCATCAGCAACGTGCGGCAGCGCAAGTACCGCGCCGAGGTGGAGAAGGCCGCCAAGGCCGCCGCCGACAGCGTGGTGCGCCTGGCCCGCCAGGGCGGCATGTCGCGCGAGATGGAGGCCGAGATCAGGCGCCGCATCCTCGGCATCGCGCAAGCCTCGCACGCCGCCACGCAGGCCGACCAGGCCGCCGAGGCCAACAACCGCGCCGCAGCCCCTGCCGCTGCCCAGGCCGTGCCAGTGGCAACCACGCGCCGGCGACACGGCCATGCCGCACGAGCCGCGGCCTGAAGCACCCCCCCCCAGGAGAAAGCCACCATGCCCAGCCGCTGGAACGATGCCATCAAGGCCGACGTGGCAGCCGCCGCAGCGCAGTCGATCATCACCCGCGCTGGTGCCAATGCCCGGCTGCGCTGGTGCGACGGCCCGCTGCCCAGCACCCCCGGCCTGCTCACGGTGGCCAACCGCACGCTGAGCCTCGACGTGGCCGGCACCGTGCTTGGCACCGTGGTGGGCAACGCGGTGGACGTGACCGAGAGCACCATCACGCAGACGCCCTCGCAGAACATCGACGGCACGCCCACATTCGTGCAGGTGGAAACCGCCGCCGGCGCCTACGTGGGCGACGTGGGCGTGGGCCCCGGCTCGGACAACTGGAACATCACCGGCACGATCAGGGCCAACGAGACGAAGGCCTTCAGCAACCTTCGCATCCCGATTCTCTGAAGACGGGGGGCGCGGAAGGTGGCTCAACCTACGGCCGATGTCATGAGCGTGCCTGCGGGCACGCAGGTGTACTTCGGCATGGAGCCGCCCGGGGCTCCGCCACCGCCACCGCCGCCGCCACCGCCACCGCCACCGCCACCGCCACCGCCGCCGCCACCGCCACCGCCGCCAGCCCCTGTCGGCGCCTATCGGTACACGCAGCCCTATCTGTTCCAGCCGATCCCGGCCAACGAGATTGCGCCCCGGCTTTCCGGGTCCTCCGGCTTCTACCTGAACATCGTCGGCCCCAAGCGCACCCAGGTGGGCAGCGGCTGGTACTGGGACAACCCCGGCGGCGACTGGCTCGACTCGGCAAGCGTGCGCATGGGCGCGTCCCCGTGGGCCAGCACGGCGCTCGACAGCGGCGCCGGCGACTACAGCGCGAGCATCACGGCGCTGGTGCAGAAGTGCCAGACCGAGAGCCGCTGGCTCGCCATCAAGCTGGACATGACGGGGCCCGGCTGGCGCTTCATCGCCACCGACCGCTGGGCCACGCCGAGCGAACGCCCGGCTGTGGATGTGACCTACGTGGACGCCACGACGGCGACGCTGGCATGTCGCATCGTCGCGCTGGATACGCAGAGCTCGTCCCTGCCCGCCACGACAGGGACCGAGCAGCAACTGCCTTCCTTCCTGGAGTTCGAGCGCCCTGCCGCCAAGGCCGTGCAGAGCGCCACGCTGCGCCTGCGCGTGACGCAGCAGGGCGGGGGGAACGCGACGATGCGCGTCTGGCTGCTGGATCCGCCGATCAACGCCGCGGCGGCCGAGGGCGGCATCGCATCGGGCGCCGACCTCGACGCAGGCCTGGTGGGCCATGCCCAGGTGCTGGGCTTGCACCGCTACCTCGACGGCACGGCGCGCAGCGATGTGATTTACGAGGGCGCGTCGCCTGGCATCTGGGACCGGTGGAACAGCTACGACCCGGCGATCACCGGCCTGGGAGCGACCGACACCAGCAAGTGGCCGCACGTGGGCTTGGGCAAGTGGATCGGCGCGCCGCCGGCCAGCGCAACGCCCGTACCCGGCGGCGGCGGCACTTGGCAACTGATCACGTCGAGCTACACCGCGGAAGGCTTCCAGCCGCTCGCGTCGGGGCTCGGCGCGATCCGCATGTTCATGAGCCGCGGCATCGACGCGGTGAGCGGCACCGGCCTCATCGACGGCGGCATCGATGGCGGGTTCGGTCAGGCCGGCGCCGACGCACGGATCATGCTGCCGGCGGCCGAGTTCGGCGTACTGGACGAAATCTTCGTGCGCTACTACTGGCGCATCGGCACGATGGACGGCGGCGCCTACAGCGAGCCGAGCAGCGGCGTCTACAACATCTGGCGCAGCGCCAGCGGCCCGAGCGGACCCGACTGGACCAGCCAGGGCGGCAAGTGGGGCCTGATGCCCTGTCACGCGGTCACCGCGCCGTACAGCGGCAACTTCGGCGGTGTCAGCGGTCAGAGCGGCGGACAGTACGGGTTCCAGGCCCGCATGTCGCACAACTCGATGCCGATCGACCTTGCTGGTCCGGTGGCCGGCGGCTGGACCATCGGCTGGCACAACTACGACTTCCTGTCCTACAACCCGCAGGGCAACTACCAGACGCCGAACTACAACTTCGGCGGCATTGCAGACGATCCGTCCGGCTCGATGGGATTTGGCGGCCTGGCGCCGCAGCTGTACGCGCACCGCTGGTACTGCATCGAGTCGGGCATGAAGCTCAACACGATCCTGCCCTACTACCCGGGATTCCTGCCCGACGGCCGGTTGAGGATGTGGATCGACGGACGGCTGGCGAAGGACTTCAACAACACGGTGTTCCGCGTGGGGCCGGCGTACCGCGGCCACATGAACGCGGTGCGCGTGCAGACGTTCGGTGCAAACCAGTTCGCCGAGGCGGCCGTGAGCGGTATGGCCTCCGGCACCGGGTACGCCGGCGTGTGCGTGCGGCACGACAACGCCGCGGATGGAGCCTCCAAGTTCTACCAGGCCCTCGTGAGCCGCAAGGATGCTGCTACGGCGGTGATCGGCCTGCGCCGACGCTACGATGACACTTGGACTCACCTGGCGCAGTGCGAGATCGCCTGGGCCGATGGCGACGTGCTGCGACTCGAAGCCAACGGCACGAACCCGACCGTGCTGACGGTGAAGAAGAACGGCGCGGCCGTCACGCTGCAATGGTGGAGCGGCGCTCCGAGTACGCTTCAAAGCGGGACGAGCTACAGCGATGCGACGGATGGCGCCCACCAGACAGGCGCCTACGTCGGCATCGCGAGCGAGGTCAACAACGGCACCAACGGGCTGTGGCTGGACACGTGGACCGGCGGCGAGATCGGCGGATCAAGCGTGTCGGATGCCTTTGGCTACGCCGACGGCGCTCTGGAGACGGTCAGCAGTAGTGCTTGGAGCAACAAGAGCGCTGTCGCGCCGGCGCTGGTCGCTTCGGGCAAGGTTCGAGCCAACGACGCCGGCGTGATCGACACCACGCAGCGCAGCCTGCCCTTCCGCTCGCTCGGCTTCACGGGGTTGTGGTTCAACCTGTTCCACGGCGGCACCACGCAGAACAACCGCGACCGCGTGATGTTCATGACTGCTCCGGTGTGGGCCAAGCAGTACATCGGGCCGATGCAGATTCCGGTTTCCACCCCGCAGTGGACGCAAGCCGTGCCGACCAACACGGTTGTTCGCCTGACGGTCGCCAATGGGCTGATGACCAACTACTTCCGGTCGGTGGTCGATAGTCCGAAGTACACCCCGTTCCACAGCATCAAGATCATCAACGACTACAGCACGACGATCCCAAATCCTCACTGGGGCACGTTCGGCGGGGTCATGATCTCCGGAGGTGGTCACAGCTCCACCAACGACAACAGCGTGATGGTGCTGGAAGTTGGTAACACGAACTGCACGTTCAAGCGTCTCACAACGCCGCCCGACTTCCTGGGCGTGCCCGACAGTGGTACGAGCCCGACATCGAACAGCTACTACGGCATCGGTGTGCCGGAGTACCGCGACTTGATCTACGGCGAGTACCTGATCGACGGACAGCCCACGTCGCACCACAGCTACGGCAACCTCGTGTTGATCCCTCCGGCCAACGGCGGCGCGACGTGCGGCACCCTTCTCACCGTGCTGCGGCAAACGCTCGGTTTCAAGGCGCTCGCCGACACCGCGGCCGCGCACAAGCTCGACCTGCCGAGTACGAGCGTGGCGACCGGCTCGCTGTCATGGTCGCGGGTCACGTCCAACCAAGGCGGGCAAGTCCATCCTCCGCCAGGGTGGTCGGTGTTCGTGCCGGTGCAGAACCGTGTGTACTACGAAGCGCAGACCCTGCGCGCGCCGCGCTGGTTCGACCGGGGCAACAACGCCTACGTCAACGGCACGGGAACGGCTCGCGCGATCAGCGCCTTCCCCAACACGGGCACGATGTTCCACGTGCCAGAACGCGATCTGCTGGTCTACATCGACCACAACGCGACGAGCGGCTCGGGCGCGATCCGGGTGCAGTATTGCCGCGTTGGCGCAAGCGACACCGACCCCAGCTGGGCAGTCGCCACGCTTTCGGGCTCGGTGCAACTGACGCTTGGATGGAGCTGCGCAGACTGGGTGCCGCCGGTGGGCAAGATCATCGGCGCCAACATCGACGGCAACGACACCTCGACGTTCGAGGTCGTCATTCCTGCTGTGCTCACCGACCCGTGGACGCTGACGACGCGGGCGCTCGCAGGCGGATCGCTGCCGATTCCCCTGCCGGCGAACCCTGTCGAGCACCCTGGCTCGGGCATGTACACCAAGTGGCGCTACATGCACTCGGTGCGCGGGTTCCTGCTGGTCCTCTTCGCGCGAGACAGCGGCGAGGACGACATCTACTACTTCCGTCCGCACGGGGTCTGACACATGCCACGCGGTACCTCATCGATCCTCGACGACTTCAACCGCCCCAACGGCGGGGCGGGAGCGAACTGGGCATCGCTCAACGCCGCGTGGGGCAACCCGCAGATCAACGGCAACCGCATCACGGGCGAAGCGGGCAACACAGACCTCATGCAGTGCACGATTGGCCGGTGGGTGGGCGCAGGCGGGCCGCCAGCCGATGGATTTGTGGATCTGGTGGGCACGACGGGTTTCGCAAACTGGGGCGCCCAGATCGGGGTGGGCAAACGGGTAAGCGCAGATACGGGCTCCGGCATCGATGGCTACTTTGCGCGCGTGCTCGACAACTCGACTGGCAGCACTCGCCTTGTGTCGTTGATCAAGGTCAGCAACGGCACAATCGACACGCTGCACTCGGCCACCATCGCGTGGGCCGACGCCGACGATATCGGCATCGAGACGGAAGGCTCGTCGCCAGACCCGGTGACGGTGCGCGCATGCAAGAACGGCGTACCTCTGGGCGGATCGTTCACCAAAGTGGACAGCACGAGCCCGTTCTACACCGGGGCGGTGGCGCTGATCCTGGGCAGCAATGCGCTGTTGTTCGGCGATGCGGTGCGGGTTGGGGCGATGGTGCCTGACATCCCGCCCACCCTCACCAGCCCCACCGGCACGGGCGGCACGCTCGTGTGCAGTGGCACGGTGACCACCGACGAGGGCAACGGCACGCTATACGCGGTGGCCACCGGCAGCGCCACCGCGCCCACCGCGTTGCAGGTGGAGGCGGGGCAAGACCACACCGGCGCCGCTGCGCTGCGCGTGGTGAGCCAAGCTGTTACTTCCACGGGCGCGCAGACGGTGCCCAGCGGGGCTGTGAGCGCGGGCACGCGCTATCTGCACTACATGCACAGCGACGCGGCGGGCAACCGCTCGGCGGTGGTGAGTTCGGCGGCGTTCACGGTGAGCGCCGGCGGCGACACCACGCCGCCCACCCTCACCAGCCCCACTGGCGCCGGCGGCACGCTCGTGTGCAGCGGCACGGTGACCACCGACGAGGGCAACGGCACGCTCTACGCGGTGGCCACCTCCAGCGCCACCGCGCCCACCGCGGTGCAGGTGGAGGCGGGGCAAGACCACACGGGTGCGGCCGCGCTGCGCGTGGTGAACCAGCCCGTCAGCGCCACGGGCGTGCAGACGGTGCCCAGCGGGGCCGTGAGCGCGGGCACGCGCTATCTGCACTACATGCACCGCGACGCGGCGGGCAACCGCTCGGCGGTGGTGAGCTCGGCGGCGTTCACGGTAGGTGCAGCTCCGACTTACGGGTTCAGCACATCGCAGATCTGGAACAACACCCTGCTCGCGCCTCGCGCCAACCAGGCCTGCGCCTACACGCTGTGGTACGGCGGCGCGCAGCCGGGCGCTTACGCCGGCAAGACGCCGCTGGACACGCCGAGCGCGCTTCTGAACTCACAAGGCCGCCTGGTGGTAACCGGCCTGGCACAGGCGGGCCCGGCAAGGCTGGAGGTGCGCTTTGCCGACGGCGGCGAGTACTGGGAGAACGTGACCGCCGCCTAGAGCGGGGCCGCGCGAAGCACACCACCGCCACCATCCGACGACATGGCCGACCACCTGCGCGACATGCACTTCGCCCCCGGGGGCAAGCGCATCGGCGGCATCAACTACGTGGGTTGGCGCGCCGAAGACCTGCCGAGCGTGAACTCGCAGGGTTTCGCGAGCCTGCTGCGCAACGATGTTGCGCTGCCCGCCGACGCCGGCAAGCGCGTGCGCATGGAGGTGCTCACGCACAACGTGCCCGGCCAGGCCACGCTGTGGATCAACGAAGACGGCTCGGGCTACCTGCTGAACGCTCCCTCGGGCACCTGGGGCGGCACCTATCGGCTGTGGGTGGACGGCATCGCATCCACTGCCGACAGCTACGGCCTCGGCGCCGGCATCGCGCCGTTCAGCATCCTAGTGGGCACGCCGTGCACGCTGAGTGGCGACGCGCCGTTCGTCATCACCTGGGGCGCCAGCGGCCAGGTGGTCGGGTGGGCGGTGCCCAGCTGCACCATCAGCGGCAACGGCAGCTGGCTGCTCAGCTTCAGCGCCGCCGGCGCGGTGCAGGCGCACGTGGCCAACTCGCCCGTGTTCGCCCTGCCCGTGGAGCGCACCGCTTTCGCGGGCCGGTTCATGCCCACCAAGGTGCGGCCGCTCGATGTTGCCGGCGCCGAAGACATCGCGTTCGACTTCAGCCGCCAGCTGCGGCCGGGCGAGCAGCTCGACGCGGGCACCGTGAGCATCACTGCCGAGGTGCGCTACGCCAGCACCGTCGGCGCGGCCGACCCCGGCGCCGGAGCGCTGTTCGTTGCCGAGCCGGGCGTGCTCGGCGGCTTCGTCGTGCAGCGCGTGCAGGGGCGTGTAGCGGGGCTCACCTACCTGCTGCGCTGTGAGGTGCGCACCGCGCCCACCGGCCGCAAACTGGTGTGCCCGATGCTGCTGCCCATGCGGCGCATGGCCTGAGCATGTCGGCCCTCGGCCTGCACGAGCCCAACCCGCTGGCGGCGGCCGCGGCCGAGGCGCTGTACTCGCCCGATGCTCCGCCGCCCGTGCTGATGGGCTACCAGGCGCGCTGGGTGGCTGACCCGGCGCAGTTGAAAGTTGCCGAGAAGGGCCGCCGAGTCGGCCTCACCTGGGCGGAGGCGAGCGACGACGTGCTCATCGCCGCCGCCGAGGGCGGCAGCAACGTCTTCTACATCAGCGCCACCGAGGACATGGCGCGCGAGTACATCGAGGCCTGCGCCCTGTTCGCGCGCGCCTACAACCTGGCCGCCGGCGACGTGGGCCAGAGCCTGTACGACGACGGCGACGATGTCGAGGGCAACCGCCGCTACATCAAGACCTACGAGATCTCGTTCCCGCGCACCGGGCGGCGCATCGTGGGCCTCTCGAGCCGGCCCACCAACCTGCGGGGCAAGCAGGGCGTGGTGGTGCTCGACGAGGCGGCCTTCGCCGGCGACCTGCAGGCGCTGCTGAAGGCCGCGATGGCCATGCTGCTGTGGGGCGACAAGGTGCGCATCATCAGCACGCACAACGGCACCGACAACCCGTTCGCCCAGCTCGTCGACGAGGTTCGCGCCGGCAAGCGCGGCAGCCAGGCCGAGGCCACGGTGCACCGCATCACCTTCCGCGACGCGGTGGCCGACGGGTTGTTCCGCCGCGTGTGCCTGCGCAAGGGCAAGCCGTGGTCGGCCGAGGCCGAGGCGGCGTGGGTGGTGGCGGCCTATCGCTTCTACGGGGAGCATGCCGCCGAGGAGCTGGATGCGATTCCCAGCGCCAGCGCGGGGGCCTACCTGAGCCTGGCGCTCATCCACGAGCGCATGACCGCCCTGCCGCCCGAGCAGGGCGGCCCGGCGTTGGTGCGCATGGCGTGGACAGACGGCTTCGCGTACATGAGCGAGGACGCCCGGCGCGCCGCCATCCAGGCCTGGTGCCGCGAGCAGCTCGAGCCCCACCTCGCCCGCCTGGCGCCGCTGCGGCGGCACGTGTTTGCGCAGGACTTTGCGCGCAACCGCGACCAGAGCGTGATGGTGGTGGCCGACGAAGACAGCGCGCTCGTGCACCGCCCGCGCCTCACGGTGGAGCTGGCCAACTGCCCCTTCAGCAGCCAGGAGCAGATTGCGCACTACATCATCAGCCGGCTGCCGCGCTGGCGCGGCGGCGCGGTGGACGCCACGGGCAACGGCGCGGCGCTGGCCGAAGCGCTGGCCCAGACCTACGGCGTGGAGATGGTCGAGCAGGTGAAGCTGCACGACGGCTTCTACCTGGCGCACATGCCCAAGCTCAAGGCGGCGCTGCAGGACGGCACGCTCACCGACATTCCGCGCGACGACCAGCTCGAGCAGGATCTGCGCGCCATCAAGCTCGTGAAAGGCGTGCCCAAGGTGCCGCGCCAGGCCAAGCAGAGCGCCGGCCAGGCCGCCGCGGCAGCCGAAGGCGGCGCGCGCCTGCAGCGCCACGGCGACTTCGGCATTGCGCTGTTCCTGGCCGAGTACGCGTTCCACCGCGAGGCCGGTGAGATCGCGTGGACGCCGGCGCCCGGCCGCGAGCAGCGCTGGGGCGAAGGCGAGGGCCAGCGCTCCGGCCTGCGCATGCGCCCCGACCACAGCGCCGACGCGCTGGCCGGCATGGCCGACAGCAGCGATGGCGGCTGGTGAGCCGCCGGCCCCAGCCTGCCCGACACCCGGCAATGCGTTCATGAACGTTCAAAACCCGTTCAAAAACCGCGATCGGGGGTGCGCCGGTACCAGCACAGCGCCCCCCCCTGAAAACGCCTCCTGCGGGCTGTTTTCGGGCGCGGCCTCCACGCCCCTCCACACTCCCCGGGATGCGGCCATGACCATCACCCTGCTCGGCCCCGACGGCCGGCCCCTGGACCTGAAGGCGGCGCTGCGCCGGCTCGACGACGAGCCCCAGACCGCGAAGATCGGCACGATCGCGCGCGAGTTCGGCCGCCACCCCGCGCGCGGCCTCACGCCGGCGCGGCTGGCCCAGCTGATGGATCGCGCCGAGGAGGGCGACCTCGCCCGCCAGGCCGAGTTGGCTGCCGACATGGTGGAGCGCGACGCGCACCTCTACGCCGAGCTGAGCAAGCGCCGACTGGCCATCACCGCGCTGGATTGGAGCATCGAAGAGCCCGACGGCGCCACGCCCGAGGAACAGGCCCTCACCGAGCGCGTGCGCGAGTGGGTGAGCCTCGTCAGCTGTGAGGCCGACGGCGAGGTGGGCGACGCCAGCCTCATGCTGTGGGCCATGACCAGCGCCGTGCTGCCTGGCTACGCCCCCATCGAGCTGGTGTGGCGCCTCGTGCGCGACAGCCGCGGCCGCGAAGTGCGCGTGCCGCACGGCACGCTGCAGCCGCAGAACTGGTTCACGCTCAGCCCCGACCGGCGCCGCTTTCTGCTGCGCAGCAACGACAAGATGGTCAGCGGCAGCGGCGTGCACCCGCCGGTGATGGGCGAGGAGCTGCGTCCGCTGGCCTGGCTGATGCACGTGCACCCGGCCACCAACGGCTACCTTGCGCGCACGCCGCTGGCACGGGTGCTGTTCTGGCCGTACCTGTTCAAGCACTACGCGGTGCGCGACTTCTCGGAGTTCCTCGAGATCTACGGCCTGCCCCTGCGCGTGGGCAGGTACCCCTCAGGCTCCACCGACGACGAAAAGCGCGCGCTGCTGCGTGCCGTAACCGAGATCGGCCACAACGCGGCGGGCATCATCCCGCAGGGCATGGCGCTGGAGTTCCAGAGCGCGGCGGCCGGCACCGAAGTGCCGTTCACCGCGTTGTGGGACCGGCTCGACGCCGCCCAGAGCAAGGCCATACTCGGGCAGACGCTCTCGTCCAGCGAGGGCCAGCACGGCACGCAGGCGCTCGGCCAGGTGCACAACGAGGTGCGGCTGGACCTGCGCGACGCCGACGCGCGCCGCATCGAGGCCAGCTTCACGCGCCAGCTGATCGCGCCGCTGGTGCTGCTCAACGAGCCCGGGGCCAACCCGCGGCGCCTGCCGCGGCTGGTGATCGACACCAGCCAAGCCGAAGACCTGGCCGCCTACGCCGAGCAGCTGCCCAAGCTGGCCGCCTCGGGCCTGCGCATCGGCGTGAAGTGGGTGCACAAGAAGCTGCGCATTCCCGAACCCGAGCAGGGCGAGCAGACGCTCGGCGCCGCGCCACCGCCGGTGCCGCCGGGCGGCACGGCCGCGCAGCCGCCGGCACCTGGCCCGGCGCAGCCAGCCTCGGCGCGGCGCCAGGACGCAATGCAACGCCTTGCCGCTGCACTTCTTCGCGGCGCCCCCGCGCCGGCGGCCGCGCCGGCGGCGCCGGACCTGGTGGACGAAGCGGTGGCAGACCTGGCCAGGCAGTGGCAGCCCGTGCTCGGCCCGCTCGTGCAGCGCGTGCTGGCCGAGCTGGACCAGGCGCTTGCCGGCGGTGAGAGCGTGGAGGCCTTCGCGGCCCGCGTGCACGAGCTGGTGCCGCTGATGGACGCCCAGGCCGCCACCGAACTGCTGGCCCGCGCGGCTTACAGCGCCCGCCTCGCCGGCGAGGCCGACATTGACCTGGCGGCCGACGGCGAGAACGAGCAGCCCGAAAGGGCCGCGCCGTGAAATCGGCCACCGGTGGCCGATTTGCGATGCGCAACGCCTTTGCGCTTCGTGCCTGATGATGCCTGCGCCGCCGCCACCGGGCCTGAAGCTCGGCGCCATCCGTCCGGCTGACGCGATCGGGGTCTTCCAGCAGCGCAAGCTGCTGCGCCCGAGCTTCCGCTGGCAAGACGTGTGGCAGGAGGAGCACACACGCGCCTTCGCCGTGGCCGGCGTGCTGCGGCTTGACGTGCTCCAGGCCATAAGGAGCCAGCTCGACGCCGCCATCGAGGCCGGCACCGACTTCGGCCGCTTCCACGCCGCGCTGCGCAGCGAGCTCGTGCGCCTGGGCTTCTGGGGCGACATCGAGATCACCGACCCCGCCACCGGCGAGCTGCGCACCACGCGTTTCGACCAGCGGCGCTTGGCGCTCATCTACGACGTCAACATGCGCCAGAGCCACGCCGCGGGGCGCTGGGCCCGCGCCATGCGCGCGAAGGAGATGCCCTACCTCGTGTACCGCACGATGGACGACGAGCGCGTGCGCCGCGAGCATCGGGCCTGGAACTGGGTGGTGCTGCCCAAGGAGCACCCGTGGTGGCACACCCACTACCCGCCCAACGGCTGGCGCTGCCGCTGCCACGCCTACGCCATTGACGACGCCGGCATCCGTGCCCTGCTGGCCGCAGGCAAGCCCATCAAGCGCGAGCCGCCCAAGGTGGAGTGGATCGAGTGGCTCAACAAGAGCACCGGCCGCGTGGAGCGCGTGCCTCGCGGCATCGACCCCGGCTTCGCCTACAACCCGGGGCGCGTGCACGTGCAGCACATGGCCGAGCAGCTGGTGCAGCAGGTGCAGGCTATCCAGCCAGTGCGGGCGCCAGGTGGCGGCGCCAACCCCGCGGCGGCCACCGCGCTGGCCGGCATGCGCGCCGTTGTGGCGCGGGGGCGCGCCGAACGCGCGTTTCGCGACTTCCTGCGCGAGCCCCCGATCGTGCGCGACCGTGAGCGCGATGTGGGCTTGCCCGTGGCGGCGCTGCCTGCGCCCGCCGGCGAGCCGGCGGTGGCCAGCGTGTCGGCCTACGAGCTGGGCCGCCAGGCCAAGACGGCCGATGTGCCGCGCCTTCTGCCCGCTGCGGCGGCGGGCTGGGCACTGGCACAGGCGGTGGTTGACCAGGGCCAGCGCCTGGAACTGGGCGCCGGCCGCGTGATCTGGTGGTGGGAGCGCGGCAGCGGCGACGCGCGGCGCGTGCACGTTCTGGAGCTCGAGCGCGGGATGCTCACCTGGTGGGTGCGCGCGTTGGTGACCCTGACGGAGGGCGAGGCGCGGCAGCAGTATCCGCTGCTGGATGGTTTGCTGGGGTGACGTGGGACGACGAGCCTGCAAGAGCGGGCCGCAGCACTCGACTCGCTTCACGGCTCCGCGAGGCGCCATGACGACCCTCGCGCATGAGGCCGAACGTTCGAGCTGAGGCGCCGACGAAGGCGAAGCCGTAGGAGGTCGCTTCGAGCGACCAGTTAGCCATCATGCTCGCCTACTACAACGAATTGGACCCCTACGCCGCACAGTGGCTGAGGAACCTGATAGCGGCCGGGCACATCGTGCCTGGCGACGTTGACGAGAGAAGCATCACAGATGTCCGAGCAGACGACCTCAGAGGATACGCGCAGTGCCACTTCTTCGCCGGCCTCGGCGGATGGAGTTACGCCCTGCGGCTCGCAGGCTGGCCCGATGACAGACCTGTTTGGACAGGCTCTTGCCCCTGCCAGCCATTTAGCCAGGCAGGCAAGCAGCGTGGCAGCGACGATGAGCGCCACCTATGGCCTGCGTTCTTCCGCCTCATCCGCGAGTGTCGCCCTGCAGCAGTCTTTGGCGAACAGGTTGCCGGCGCTGCTGGGCTCGCGTGGTGGGACCATGTGGCAGCAGACCTGGAAGGCGATTCATACGCCGCAGCGGCGGCAGTTGTTGGCGCACACAGCGTCGGCGCACCGCACATCCGGCAGCGGCTCTACTGGGTGGCCCACACCCACGAAGGACGAGGCGGGCGGCACACCGGAGCAGTTTCTGGCGCGCAAGTCGGCGCTGAATGGGGCATGCGGGGTGAGCCTGACGGCGCTGAATCTGGTGGTGCAGTACGCGGGATGGCCCACAGCGACGCGCCAGGACGCAGCGAGCAGCGGCTCGCTGAACTACTCGACCGCCAGCGGCCGGCACAGCGGGACGACGCTGACCGACGCAGCCCGCATGGCCTGCCGTCTGGTGGACCGCGTGATGACGGCGTGGCACACCCCGCTGGCCTCGGACTCGGGCGGCTCGGCGGGCTTCGGGTTGAGGGACGACGCGAAGCTGGCCTCCTGGGCAACGCCGGCAACGCCGGCAACGAGGGACTGGAAATCGAACGAAGGTTCCCCGGAGGTGCGCAGCACGGAGTTTCAGGAGGGCCGGCAGTTGAATGCTCGGGAAGCATTGACGCCTGGACAGACATCGAATGGATCGAGTGCAGCGACGGCAAAGCCCGGCCAACTCAACCCGGCCTTTTCCCGCTGGCTCATGGGATACCCAACAGAGTGGGACGACTGACTGCGCGCCTACGGCAACGCGATCGTCCCGCAAGTCGCGGCCGTCTTCGTGATAGCTAACGTTCGAGTTGAGGCGCCAACAACGGCGCCGCAAAAGTAGGAGAAGCGCGATGAACTCACCCGCCGTTGTTGGTCGCCTCGAACGAGGGGTTAGCGCGCTCGTGCCGAAGCTCGCCAAGCGTGGGTATGCGGCCGTTGGGCTGCACATGCCGAAGACGCCCGCCAACGTGGGCAGCGTGCTCCGCGCTGCGCACTGCTACGGCGTGGCGATGGTTGCGCAGACGGGAAGGCGCTATCACTCGGCCAGCACGGACACGATGAAGGCATACAGGTACCTGCCGCTGCTTAACGTGAACGGGGCGATGCTGCTGTGGCAGCAGGAACCCAAGCCGCTGCCCGGCTACGGCGAGCAGAAAGAGAAGGCCTAACGTTCGAGTTGAGGCGCCAACAACGGCGCCGCAAAGGTAGGAGAAGCGCGATGAACTCAACCGTGTGCGGGCTGTCGCGTGTGCTCGAGGGCCTGCGCAAGGCGATGCCGCGCCTGATGTCGCCGAGGCACTGCGCATGAGCACGGCCACCATCGAACTGCAAGACGCGGAGCTGCTGCGAGCCATCGGCAGCGCGCTCGCTCTCCTGGAGCACCCGCGCGAGCTGATGGAGGCCATCGGCGCGCGGCTCGAGAGCAACGTGCAGCAGCGCTTCGACACCAAGCGCGCACCCTCGGGCGCGCCCTGGCCGGCGCTGGCACCTGCCACCGTGAGCTACTGGTACGCGCGCAAGTACCCGCGGGGCATTCCCGGCTCGCTGCTCGAGCGCACGCGCCAGCTGCGGGCCAGCCTGGCCTTCAACACCGGCGACGATTGGCTCGAGATCGGAACCAGCCGCGCCGTGCCGGGCAAGAAGCAGCCGGAGTGGCAGGTGGGCTTTCTGCACGAGTTCGGCACCGCGAAGATGCCGCCGCGCCGCCTGCTGACGGCCGACCCCGAGACCGGTACGCTCGGCGAACAGGATCAGCGCGACGTGCTCGACATCCTTTCGCGCCACATCGGCGAGGCGTTCGAAGGCCTGTAGCACACGAGCTCGGCTTCGTGAGGCGCCGACTCTTGAAATTTTTCACCTACCGCGCCACTCAGCGCGCGGGCACAGTGCGCCGCGTCATGCCGTTGCTCACTGCCGTTCTCGCTGCCTCGATCGCGCTGGGCGCCGCTGCCGAAGAGGTGCAGCTGCTGCCTGCGGGCGAATTCGCTGCGCGTGACGGGCGGCCGGGCGCTGGCAAGAAGTGGCGCGTGATCGATGCGCAAGGCGAGGCGCTGGCGGCTGAGTTCAACCGCGAGGCGGGCGCCACGCCCATCGTGGTGGACTACGACCACCACACGCTCTACGTGCAGCGCACGGGCCAGAAGGCGCTGGCCGCCGGCTGGATGAGTGGTGCCACCTGGCGCAAGGGCCAGGGCCTGTGGGCGCGCGTGAAGTGGACGCCCGCGGCGCGCCAGCACATCGAGAGCGGCGAGTACGCCTACCTCAGCCCCGTGCTGCTGTACGACAGCGACACCGGCGCCGTTGCCAAGGTGGCGATGGCGGCATTGGTGAACTACCCGGGCCTGCTGGGCATGGAGCCCGTGCTGGCGCAGCTGGCAACGCAGTTTCCCCACGTGCAACCGAAGGAGCACCTGCAGATGAATCCGATCCTCGCCGCGCTGCTCAGCTCGCTGGGCCTGAAGGAAACGGCCACCGAGCAAGAGGCGCTGGCTGCGCTGGCGGCGCTGAAGGCGCGCCCGGAGAAGCCGGGGCCGGCCATCCCTGCGGCGCTGGCCACCGAGCTGGGCGTGCCGGCCACGGTCGACGAGGCCACGGCCCTGGCCGCCGTGGTGGCGCTGAAGAAGACCGACGGCGCCGCGCTCACGGCGATGGCCGCGCTGCAGACGCAGCTGGCCGAGCTGAGCGCCAAGGTGGTGGGCGCAGAGCTCAACGCCACGGTGGACCGCGCCATCGCCGACGGCAAGCTCGTGCCCGCGCAGCGCGACTGGGCTCTCGGACTGGGCCGCAAGGACATGGCCAGCCTCAGCGCCTACATCGCCAGCGCGCCGCCCCTGGCCGGCCTGGGCGGGCAGAGCGGCGGCAAGGGCCCGGGCCAGCTCGAGCAGGCCGCGCTGGCCGCCGACGAGGAGCACGTGCGCGTGGCGTGCGGCTTCACGCCGGAGCAGTGGGCCAAGGCCAAGGCCAAGCCCAAGGACAAGCTGGCCGCCTGAAAACGTTCTCGGCGCCCTCCTTTACCAACCCCCCCTGACAAACACGCTCGAGGAGCCCTCTCATGGCCGACGCCACCCGTGACCGCGACACCCAGGAAACCGGCGACAAGCTGCGCGCCTTCGGCATGAGCGCCAACGCGAAGATCCACGCCGGCACGATGGTGGGCATGGTGGCGGCCGGCACCGTGCAGAAGATGGGCCTGCTGGCCGCCACGCTCAAGTGCGTGGGCGTTGCGCTGCGCCCGTTCGACAACACGGGCGGCGCCGCCGGCGCGGTGAGCGCCGAGGTGCGGCGCAGCGGCGTGTTCGGCCCGTTCGCCAACAGCGCCGCGGGCGACGCGATCGCCGTGGCCGACGTGGATGCCGACTGCTACGCGGTCGACGACAGCACCGTGGCCAAGACGAGCGGCAGCAACACCCGTGCCGTGGCAGGCAAGGTGCACAACGTCACCGCCGAAGGCGTGTGGGTGCGCTTCTGATCCGCCCGGCCCGAACACCCCTCTTCCAGGAGAAGCCTCGATGGAACTGAACTCCTCGACCCTCGCGCTGCTGACCCAGGCGGTGAACGCCGCCTTCATGCAGGGCCTGGAGCACAAGACCGCGCCGTGGGAGCTGATCGCGGCGCGCATCCCGTCCACCACGGGCGAGAACGTGTACCCCTACGTCAAGCAGCTCGGCAACATCCGCAAGTGGGTGGGTGACCGGGTGATCCAGAACCTGGCCAAGGGCGAGTTCCGCCTGGCCAACGAGGACTTCGAGGAGACCCACGGCGTCTCGCGCAACGCCGTGATGGACGATCAGTTCGGCGTGTACATGCCCCAGTTCGTGCAGATGGGGCGCAACGTGCGCAACTTCCCCAGCAAGTACAGCTACGCGCTGCTCAAGGCCGGCTTCACGACGCTGGGGCCCGACGGGCAGTTCTTCTTCGACACCGACCACCCCGTGGGCCGGCCCGGCCAGGAGGCGAGCGTCTCCAACCACATGGGCGGCGCCGGCGCGCCGTGGTTCGTGGTGGATGCGAGCCAGGCCGTCAAGCCGCTCATCTACCAGCCGCGCAAGGACTTCGACCTGGTGGCGCTGTTCAACCCCACCGACCCGAACGTATTCTTCAACAAGCAGTTCATCTACGGCGTGGACGGGCGCGCGGCGTTCGGCTTCGGCCCGTTCTGGCAACTCGCGTTCGCCAGCAAGCAGGCCATCGACGAGACCAACATGACCGCGCTGCTCGACGCGATGGCCAGCCAGCTCGACGACAACGGCGAGCCGCTGGGCGTGGGCGGCACGCACTTCATCGGCACGCCGGTGCAGTGCTCGCTGGCCAAGAAGGTGCTGATGGTCGAGAAGCTCGCCGGCGGCGCCGACAACCCGCTGTACCGCCGCCTCGAGATCGTGGAGTGCCCGTGGCTGCTGTGACGGCCGCTGCGCGCTGACCCCCGCCCCGCCTCGCAAGCCACCACCCGCAAGGAGCAAGCACCACATGGCTACCGCCGCCCTCAAGAAGCCCGCGGGCAAGCCCGAGCAGGGCATCCGTGTCGTCACGCGCTCGGGCAAGGAGTTCCGCCGCGCGGGCCTCGTGTTCGGCGCCGACGAGCGCACCGTGAGCCTGGTCGACATCACGGCCGAACAGCTGGAGGCCATCCGCAGCGAGGCGATGCTGTTCGTGGTGGATGTGGACCTCACGCCCGCCGCGCCCGCGAAGAAGTAGCGCGCCCGCGCCTACGCCGCCCGCGCCCGCCATGCCCTACGCCACCGTGCAGGACTTGAAGGATCGCCTCGGCGAGCCGCGGCTCACGCAGCTCACCGACCTGGCCGATCCGCCCACGGGCCTGCCCGATGACGCCGTGGCCCAGCGCGCGCTGGACGATGCCGACGCCGAGATCGACGGCTACCTCGCCGGCCGCTACGCGCTGCCGCTGGTGCCGCCGCCGGGCGTGCTGCGCGTGCACGCGCTGACGCTGGCGCACCTGCGCCTGCTGGGCAGTGCCGCCGGCGAGGTGGAGATCGAGGAAGCCAAGCGCGTGCGCGAGTTCCTTCGCGCCGTGGCCGAGGGCAAGGTGCCGCTGCTGCCGCCGGCGGCCGCGGCGCAGCCGGCCGGCGCGGGGGCGGTGCTGTTCAACGGCGGCGAGAAGGTCATGGGCCGTCAAGCCGACGGCGCGCTCGCGGCCGATGCCGGTGCCCGGAGCCCGTGGTGAGCGCGAGCGATGGCGCTGCCGGCCCTGCTCGAGGACTACCTGTTCCTCGGCCCACTGCTGCGCGAGCGGCTGCTGGCCGAAGTGCCCGACGTGCCGGTGGACCTGTGCGAGACCGTGGAGCAGGTACTCGCCGCCGACAAGCGCGCCCGGGTGCTGATGGTGCTTTGGGCGGGCGACTTCTTTCCCGACGCGGCCGGTGCCGAGGCCGGCGCCGGCAAGAGCGTGGTGCTGCGCCAGCGCTGGCTCGTGTCGCTGGCGCTGAACAACGCCGCACCGGCGAAGGACGCGCGCAACCGCGGCGCCGGGCAGCTCATGTCGGCGGTGCACAGGGCCGTATCGGGCTGGCAGCCCGAGGGGGCTTACCGCGCCTTCAGGCGCGCCAACGCGCCGCTGCGCCCTGACATCAACGCGGCGAAGGCCATCTATCCGATGGGCTTCGAGATCCAGCTCAACCTCTGACGACGACGCAAGGAGAACGACATGCCAGGTTTCAGTGGCCAGGGCAAGGTGTACGTGGGCAACCGCAACGCCGACGGCACGCCCGGGCGCCTGCAGTGGGTGGGCAACGCGCCCGTGTTCCGCCTGGCGCTGAACGAAGACGTGGTGGAGCGCCCGGAGAGCTACTCGGGCAACCGCCTGCCCAACCGCCGCATGACGCGCAGCCGCGGCGGCGAGCTCACGCTCACGTTCGACGAGTTCTCGGTGAACAACATGGCGCTGGCGCTGCTGGGCGTGAACACGCTGGTGGCCGCGAGCGCGTCGGTCACCAACCATGTGCTGGGCGGTGCCGACGGCGCCAATGTGGTGGTGGGCGACACGCTGCTGCTGCCGCGCAAGAACGTGGCCTCGCTCACCGTGAAGGACAACGCCAACACCTCGCTCGCGCTGAACACCAACTACGATGTTGACCTGTTCGCGGCCAGCATCACCATCAAGAACCTCAGCGCCGGCGGACCCTACACGCTGCCGCTGAAAGCCGACTTCACCCCCGGCGCGGTGAACGTGCAGGGTGCGTTCAAGGCGCTCTCCACCGAGGTGTACATCCGCATGGACGGGGTGAACACCGACGACGGCAGCCGCGTGGTGGTGGACGTGTTCCGCGCGCGCCTGTCGCCCACGCGGCAGATGGACTTCATCAACGACGACTTCAACGACTTCGAGCTCTCGGGCGCGATCCTGGCCGATCTGCTGCGCTCGGCGTCGTCGCCCGAGGGCCAGTACTACTCCATCACCTCGGCCTGACGACCTAGCCCCGGCCATGATGCAGCGCCGCGACGTGGAGTTCGTGCGCCCGCTGGAGGTGAGCTTCCGGCTGCGCGAGGAAGAGTGCACCGTGCGCCCGGCCAACGTGGGCCAGTGCGTGGACATGCTGGTGGCGGTGCAGCCGCTGATCGAGGAGCTGGTGACGCTGCCGCAGGGCTTCTGGCAGCGCCTGTTCAGCGCCGACAACGAGGCCACGGGCCTGGACCTGGCCGAACTGGTGCACCTGCTCGCCCGGCGCGGCAACGACGCGCTGTCCCTGGTGGCCATTGCTCACCCGGCGCTGCCGGTGGCCAGGCTGCGCGAGCTGAACGCGGACGAGTTCCTCTACCTCTTCACGGTGGTGATGGAGGTGAACCACGATTTTTTCGGGCAGGCGGCGCGCTCCATCGAGGAGGCCGCCGCCAAGCTAAAGGCGCTGGCGGTGCCGGCCAGCGGCCCGGGCGCAACCCCTGGGCAGCCGCCTTCGCAGAGCTGATCGGGGCCGGGCACTCGCACGGCGCGATCATGGGCTACTCGTGGGGCCAGTTCATCGCCTATCTCGCTGAGGCGCGCCGCCGCAGCGCGCGCGCGCAGCTCGAGCAGCTGGTGCTTGCCAACCGCGCCTACCACGGCGGCGACAAGGCCACCGAGATGGCGCGCGAGCTGGCCCGCGCCGCCGCTGGCGACGTGGCGGACTGAGCAGCACGATGGCCAACCGCACCATCGAAGCCCGCCTGCGCCTTGCGGCCGACCTGGCGCAAGGCATTCGCGCGCTGCGCGAACTCAGGCGCGAAGCGCTGGACACGCGCGAGGCGGTGGAGCAGGCCGCTTCGGGCGGCAGCGCAGGCGACGACACCGGTGCGCGGGGCGCTGCCGCGGCCGAGCGCGATGCAGCGCGCCAGACGCGCCTGGAGGCGCGGCGCATCGAGCGCGAGCAGCGCGAGGCCCAGCGCGCGCAGCGCCTGCAGGAGGCTGCCGAGCTGCGCAGTGCGCGGCAGGCCGCCCGCGAGGCCCAGCGCAAGGAGCGCGAAGAGGCCAAGCGCCTGGCGCGCGAGCAGCGCGAGGCGCACGCGGTGCGCATCCGCGGCGAGCTGGAGGTACAGCGCAACGTGCGCGCCACGGCCAACCTGCAGAAGGAGGCCTACCGCCAGCTGCCGGCGCAGGTGACGGACATCGTAACCGGGCTGGCGAGCGGGCAGTCAGCGTTCCAGGTGGCCATACAACAGGGCGGCCAACTGCGCGACAGCTGGGGCGGCCTGCTGTCCGCGGGCCGTGCGCTCCTCAGCGTGCTCACGCCCATGCGCCTGCTGCTCGGTGGCGTGGCGGCGGCCTTCGGCCTGGTGGCCTACGGCGCCGCCGGCGGCTACCGCGAGACCGACCGCCTGAACAAGAGCCTGGCGCTCACCGGCAACGTGGCAGGCCAGAGCCTGGGCACGGTGAGCGAGATGGCGCAGCGCCTGGCCGAGGCGCAGGGCGTGTCCATCGGCAGCGTGCGCGATACGCTCGAGGCGCTCATCGCCACGGGCCGCTTCACCGGCGCCACGCTGGAGAGCGCCGGCCGCGCGGTGACGGTGCTGCGCATGCTCACTGGCCTGAGCGCCGAGGAGGCCCTGCGCACCTTCGACGGCCAGGCCGAGAGCGTTACGCAGTGGGCCATCAAGACCAACCGGGCCTACAACTTCCTCACCGCGGCGCAGGTGAGCTACATCCGCACGCTCCAGGCGCAGGGCCGCGACCAGGAGGCCGTGCGCCTGGCCAATGACGAGCTGGCCAAGACGCTGGAGAGCCGCTCCATCCCGGCCATCGGAGCGCTCGAGCGGGCGTGGAACCAGGTGGCCGCAGCCCTGGGCAAGGTGAAGGACAACGTGCTGGCCATCGGCCGGCCCGAGACGGTGGACGAGCAGGTGCGCACGCTGCAGCAGCGCATTGCCAGCCTCACGCCGCAGCGCGACCGTGCCGTGGGCCGCGCGCGCGGCGCGTTCGACGAGCAGCTCAACGCCTACCAGGCCGAGCTGGATCTGCTGCTGCGCCTGCGCAACGCCGACGCCCTGCGCCGCGCCGAGCGCGCCGCGGCGGTGCTCGAGGAGCAGCGCGAGATCGAGCGGCAGAGCAAGCAGCACCAGGACGCGCTGGCCGGCCTGGCCGAAGCCGGCGCGCGCGCACGCACCGCGGCGCTGCTGGCTGCGCTGGACCGCGAGCAGGCGGCCGTGGAGTCGGCCGACGCACGGGGCCTACTGCAGGCCGAGCAGAAGGCGGCCAGGCTCAACGCGATCGAGCAGCGCCGGCTGCGCGCCCAGGCAGCGTTGCTCGAGCGGCAGCGCGAGATCGAGGCCGGCCGCACCACCGAAACGCCCACAGACGAGGTTGCCAAGCAGACCGCGCTCACCGGACTGGAGGCGCAGCTGACCGAGCTGCGTGCCCGCATCGCGGTGGCCGAAAGCCAGGCGGTGGACATTGTGGAGGCCGCGGCGCTGCAGCGCGCGCGCGAGCGTGCCGAGCGTTGGGGCGAGATCTGGAAGAAGGTGCTCGACGGCAACCGCGAGCTGCAGCAGCGTGCCGAGGAGGCCCGGGCCCAGAGCCTTGCCAACCCGGCCGAGCGCGCGGAGGAGGCCGCACGCCTGGCCACCGCCGAGCTGCGCCGCCAGGCCGACGAGCTGCAAGCTGCAGCGCGCGCGCAGGTGAGCGATTCGCGCGTGCGCGGCGAGGGCGACCCGCTGCAGCGCGAGCTGGATCGCAACATCGAGCTCAACCGCCTGGAGCAGGAACGTGTAGCGCGCGAGGCCCGCATGGCCGCGCTGCGCGACGCGGCCGACGAGCAGCTCGAAGCCCTGGCGCTGAAGGAGAGCGCGCTCGACCTGGAGGTGCAGCGCGGCGCGCTCAACGCCGAGGAGGCCGAGCGCCGCAAGTTCGAGGCGCGCCGACAGGCGCTGCCGCAGCTGGAGGCCATCTTGCAGCTGCTGCGCGAGATGGCCGCCACGCCCGCCGAGGCCAACGCGGTGGAGCAGGCCGCGCAGCGGGTGAAGGCCCTCGGCGTGATCGTGAGCGAGGCCGAGCGCTTCTCGCGCGACACGCTCTCCGGCGGGCTGGCCACGCTGTTCAACGACATCGCCACCGGCGCTGAGACCGCCGAGATCGCGGTGAAGAAGTTCTTCGTGAACATGCTCAAGGCGGCGCTGAACTTCATCGCGCAGCGGCTGGGCATGCGCATTGCCGAGAGCCTCATCGCCACGGGCTCGGCCTCCGGTGGCTGGTTCGCCAGCCTGTTCCACGCCGGCGGCGTGGTGGGGCACAGCGCTGCCCCCATGCGCCGCGTGGCGCCGGCCGCGCTGCTGGCAGGCGCCCAGGTGCTGCATGCCGGCGGCGTGGCTGGCCTGGCGGCGGACGAGCAACTCGCCATCCTGCGCAAGGGCGAGGAGGTGCTCACCCGTAGCGACCCGCGCCACGTGTTCAACGGCGGCGCGGGCGGCCCGGTGATCGGGCAGTTAAGCGTGAAGGTGGACACGGGCACCACGGGCACCGCCGCCGGCGACCAGCAGATGGCCGATGCCCTGGCCCGCGGCCTGCGCGGCGTGGTGCAGGCCTACGTGGCGGAGCAGATGCGCCCCGGCGGGCTGCTGGAGGCACGGCGTGGCGGTGTTTGACTGGGTGGAGAGCCCCGGCACCCAGCTCGACGAGGAGCCGCGCGTGGCTGTTACCCGCTACGGCGACGGCTACGAGGAGCGCGCGGCCGACGGCCTGAACCCCAAGCCGCAGCGCTGGACGCTGGCGTTCCGCGGCATCGAGCGCGGCGTGGCCGATGCGATCGTGGCCTTCTTCCGTGCCCGGGTGGACCCGGTGACCGGGCTCGAGCCGTTCGACTGGACGCCGTTGTGGCACAGCGCCCCAATCCGCGTGGTGTGCCGAAGCTGGACCCGCACTCTCGGCGAGGTGTGGGCCGAGGACGACGTGCGCGCGGTCTTCGAACAGGTGTTCGAGCCTTGAGGCCGGCGGCATGAGCATCGCGCTGCAATCGGTGAAGCTCCAGCAGAGCGCGCCGGTGGAACTGTTCGTGCTGGACCTGGCGCCCCTGGGCGGCGACGTGTTCCGCTTTGCCCCGCAGACCAACGAGAAGGGCGTGGGCATCACCTGGCAGAGCCAGTTGTACGCGCCCTTCCCGATCGAGTGCAGCGGCTTCGAGGCCCGCGCATCGGGCCCGCTGCCGCGCCCCAGGCTGCGCTGCAGCAACGTGCTGGGCACCCTCGGCCCCTTGATGCGCAGCTACGACAACCTGCGCGGTGCGCACCTGGTGCGCAAGCGCACGATGGCCATGTACCTGGACGGCGTGAACTTCGAGGGCGGCAACCCCACCGCCGACCCCCTGGCCGACTACGACGACGAGACCTGGATCGTCGACCAGTGCTCCGCGCGCAACCGCCTGCAGGTGGAGTGGGAGCTGCGCAGCCCGCTCGACTTCATGGGCGTGATGCTCCCCGCGCGCGTGGTGCACCCGAACTTCTGCCCCTGGCGCTACCGCTCCAGCGACTGCGGCTACGCCGGCCCGCCCGTGGCCACGGTGGAAGACGCGCCGACCAGCGACCCTGCGCAAGACCGTTGCAGCAAGCGGCTCTCGGGCTGCAAGCTGCGCTACCCCAACCAGCCGCTGCCGGCGGGCTTCTTCCCCGCGGTGGGGCAGCTGCGGCAGCTCTAGCCCTCCCACCATGACCACCCTGCTCGCCACCCTGCCCGACGATGTGCGCCAGGCCATGATCGAGCACGCCGGCGCGGAGCAGCCGCGCGAGTGCTGTGGCCTGCTGGTGCGCGACACCGATGCCGGCACACTGCACTACATGCGGGCCGAGAACCTGTACCGCGGGCTGGCCGGCGAAGACCGCTTTCTGCTGGACCCCGAGGCGTGGGCGGCGGCGGAAGCCTTCGGCGACGTGTTGGCCGTGGTGCACAGCCACCCGCACGCCAGCGCCAACCCGAGCATGGCCGACCGCGTGCAGTGCGAGCGCTCGGGGCTGCCGTGGATCGTGGTGGGCTGGCCATCGGGCATGCTGGTCGAGCTGGCTCCTAGCGGCTGGAGCGCGCCGCTCGAGGGGCGCGAGTTCCACCACGGCGTGCTGGACTGCTACACGCTGGTGCAGGACTGGTACTGGCGCGAGCTGGCTATCGCGTTGCCCGACTTCGACCGCGAGGATGGCTGGTGGGAGCGTGGCGGCAACCTGTACCGCGCAAACCTCGAACGCGCCGGGTTCGTGGAAGTGGGCGGCCAGGAGCCGCAGCGCGGCGACGGGCTGCTGATGCGCGTGCGCTCGCCCGAGGTGGACAACCACGCCGCCGTGTACCTGGGCGACGGCTACATGCTGCACCACCTGTACGGCCAGCTCAGCCGCCGCGAGCGCTGGGACTGGCCCTGGCAGCGGCGCACCACCGCCATCGTGCGCCATCGCAGCCTGCTCGAGGGCGCCGCTGCGCTGGAACGCGCGCGCGCGGCCGCGCAGGCGCAGCAGCAGCGGGCAGCCGGCGGGAGCGCGCGGTGAGCGTGCAGCCGCTGCGCGAGGTGCGTCTGTACGGGCCGCTGCGCGCGCGCTTCGGCCGTAGCCACTGGCTGGCGGTGGAGAGCCCGGCCGAGGCGGTGCGCGCGCTGTGCGTGTTGCTGGAGGGCTTTCGCGATGCAGTGCTGGGCCACCGGGGCCCGGGGTACCGCGTGGTGGTGGGCGAGGGCACGCGCGCCGTGGGCCGCACGCAGGGCACTCTGGCTCTGCGGGCCGAGCCGCTGGCGCCCATCAGGCTGGTGCCGGTGATCCAAGGCGGCAAGAGGCAGGGGGTGGGCGAGATCATCGCCGGCAGCGTGCTGGTCGCAGCGGGCATCGTGTTCCAAAATCCACTGTTGGTGCAGGCGGGCGCGAGCCTGCTGCTGGGCGGTGCGATCCAGCTGCTCAGCCGCCAGCGGCTGCAGTCGGGCAGCGAGGCGCAGCGCGAGGGCAGCTACGTCTTCAACGGGCCGGTGAACGTCGGTTCGCCCGGCGGGCCCGTGCCGCTGATCATCGGCCGGTGCATCGTGGGCTCGGTGACCATCAGCTCGGGCATCAGCACCGACGACATCCCTGTGCCACCGCCCCCGGCAGACCCGCCGCCGCCGCGGCCTGCCGACGAGCCACCGTACTTCGAGAGCTACGGGCCGTGACGCCGGCCCTGATCACCGGCGCCAAGGGCGGCGGCGAGCACCAACCGCAGGACGCCGCCGACACCCTGCGCAGCGTGCAGCGCGCCGAGGTGGTCGACCTGCTCGGCGAGGGCCCCATCGCCGGCCTGGTGGACGGCGCACGCAGCATCTTCCTCGACGGCGTGCCGGTGGAGAACGCCGACACCTCGCGCAACTTCGCCGACTTTGGCTGGGACTTGCAGCTCGGCGGCCCGACCGGCCACGTGCTCGCCCACGGCATGGGCGACGTGCAGACCGAGGTGCCGGTGGGCGTGACCGTGGCCGCCGCGCTGCCCGTGGTGCGCACGATCGCCGACCCGACGGTGGACGCCATGCGCATCACGCTGCTCGTGCCCGCGTTCGTGCGCCAGCTCGACAACGGCGATCGCGTGGGCACGCGCGTGGACTTCGCCATCGACGTGCAGAGCGCCGGCGGCGGCTTCGTCACGCGGTTCACCGACGCCATAGAGGGCAAGTGCACCTCGGCGTACAACCGCAGCATCCGCATCGATCTGCGCGCGGCGGGGCCGGCACCGTGGGAGGTGCGGCTGCGCCGCCTCACGCCCGACAGCACGAGCGCCAACCTGGTGGACGCCTTCAGCTGGGCCAGCTACACCGCCATCAGCGGCGTGCGCATGCTGTACCGGCACAGCGCGGCGGCGGCGTTGAGCTTCGACGCGCGCAACTTCAGCGCCATACCCACGCGCAGCTACGACGTGATGGGCATCGCCGACTGGGACATCCCCGTCAACTACGACCCCATCGCGCGCACCTATGCCGGCCCCTGGAACGGCGTGTTAAAGCAGGGCTGGACCAACAACGCCGCCTGGGTGCTGCACGGTCTGGTGAAGCACCGGCGCTACGGCATGGGCGAGTACACGGGCATCCTGCCGGACAAATGGGTGCTGTACCAGCTGGCCCAGTGGTGCGACCAGGCGGTGAGCAACGGCCGCGGCGGCACCGAACCGCGCTACGCCATCAACGCCTACATCCAGACGCAGGTCGAGGCCTTGCGCCTGCTGCAAGACATCTGCGCCGTGTTCCGCGGTGCGCTGGTGTACTCGGGCAGCCGCCTCTCGGTGACCTGGGACGCGCCGGGAACGGCGGAAACCATCTACACCCCGGCCAACGTGGTGGACGGCACCTTCAACTACTCCGACGGCTCCGCCAGCGCCAAGAAGAGCAGCTGCACCTGCTGGTACACCGATTGGAGCCAGCAGGGCCGGCGCATGCCTGCCACGTGGGACGACCCCGATCTCGTGGCCCGCTACGGCATGCGCGGCATGGAGATCGACCCGCTGGGCGTGTCGAGCCCCAGCGCGGCGCTGCGCATGGCCAAGTGGGCGCTGTACACGGTGGCGGAGGAAGACGCGACCGTCAACTTCCGCGTGGGCGCGCAGGGAGCCAGCCAGCGCGTGGGCGCCATCTTCCAGGTCAACGACCCCTCCGAGGCCGGCGAGCGCCTGGGCGGCCGCGTGCGCTCGGCCACGGCCACGCAGGTGGTGCTCGACGCACCCGTGCAGCTGCTGCCGGGCGAGAGCTACACCCTGTGGGTGACCCTTGCCGACCCGGCTGACCCAGCCCGACTGAAGGCCGAGGGCCGCGCGGTGCACACCCCGGCCGGCACACACGGCGTGATCGACGTGGCCACACCCTTCAGCGCCGAGCCGGCGCGCGAGACCATGTGGCTGCTGGAGGGCAACACCGTGCAGCCCACGCTATGGCGCTGCGTGGCCGTGGAGGAGGTGGCTCTTGGCGACGGCGTGCGGCAGTATCAGATCACGGGTCTGATGCACCAGCCCGGCAAGTGGGAGCGCATCGAGAACAACCAGCCGATGCAGCTGCGGCCCACGCGGCGCCTATCGGATGCTGCGCCGCGGCCGCTGGACGTGGTGTGCACGGAGACCATCTACCTGGACGGGAGCCTGTCGCGCAACCGTGCCACGGTGAGCTGGCGCGCGCCCGCACCTGGCCTGCGGTATCAGCTAGCCTGGCGGCTGGACCGCGGGCCGTGGCAGACCTTGCCGCCGACGAGCGGCAACACCATCGACGTGGACGGCCCGGGCGTGGGCCTGTTCGAGGCCCTGGTGCAGAGCTTCAACGCGCTGGCCAACTACTCGCTGGCGGTGCCGGTGACGCGCACTCTCACGGGCGGCGCGCCCTACACCGGCGAGCTGGACGCCACGCGCGGCGCCGACGCGAGCAACCTGCGCATCGGCCTGGGCCTGAACATGCTGCCCAACAGCGACTTCATCGCCAGCGCGGCCGGGTGGGACGTGGTCTACGTGCAGAATGGCGGCACCAACTGGAACTTCGGACGCAACGCGCCGCATCAGTTCTGGGCTCCGGCCGGCGGCTCGATGCTGTACCTCACGCGCCAGGGCGACGCGCGCACCGGCGTCATGGACTTCGGCCCCGCCTCGCAGGGGCCCGTGTCGGTGCAGGGCGGCAAGCGCTACGAGATCTCGGCCTACCTCGCCGCGCACCGCCAGGATGTCGGCCTGCTCGTGCTCTGGGCCGACTCTTCGGGCGCGCCGTTGTTCGCGCAGAGCGTGCTGGCCGAGCGCAAGGTGGGCGGGCCGCGCCTGGCCGACTGGGCGCGCGCCGGGCTCATTCTCGCCGCGCCCGCGGCGGCCGCGCAGGCCTGGCTGCGCGTTCGGTCATTCGCCACCGACGACGGGCAGCCAGACAGCGCGTGTTTCGCCACACGCTGCTTCCTGGGCGAGGCGCTGCCCGGGCAAACCGAACTTTCGCCCTGGGCGCCCGCGTACTTTGCCGACGCGCGCCAGCTCGGCTACCTGGGCGATCTCGATGCCACGCGCGGCGCGCCCGCAGGCACCCCGGTGGCAGGCGTGGACGCGGCCACCGTTCGCGACAACGCGGCCAACGCCCTAACCGCTGCCGGCAATGCGCAGACCGCCGCCAACGCCGCCAACCAAGCGCTGGCCAACATCGCCAACGACAACCTGCTCACCCGCGGCGAGAAGCCCCGAGTGCTGCTCGACTGGACCGCCATCTTCAACGAGCGCGCCGGCATCGAGGCGCAGGCCGCGGTCTACGACATCACCACCGAGCGCACGCAGTACTCGGCCGCGGTGGATGTTCTGGCTGGCTACCTGGGCGGCCTGGTGCCGGCCTGGAACGACCTGGCCAGCGACACGCCGATCGACGGCGCCGCCTTCCGCGCCAACTTCGGCGACGTATACGCCAAGCGCCAGGCGCTGCTCAATCGCATCGCCGCGGTGGCTGGCCAGCGGGCGGCGTGGCTCAGCGTGTTGGGGCGGCCGAGAGCGTTTCGTGTGTCGTCGGTGGGCAACTCGTCGACGAGCCAGCCAGTGGGCAGCGGCCTGCGCAACCCGGAGAGCGGCGCGCTCGAGGTTGGCTTCTCGCGCAGCTACACCCTCGTGAAAATCAGGCGCAGCGATAGCGCCATCGTGTACGCCGCGAGCTTCGATGTCTTCGCCGACCCAGGCCAAGCCACAGCCCTTGGGGCGCAACTGAACGCGACCGGCAGCGACCACATCGTCGTGGTCTACGGCCACGACGAGCCGCAGACCAACCGGCTCGCCGGCGGCCTGGACGCCGCCATGTACCGCTGCGGCGCCAGCCGCGCCATCTTCGGCTCCACGCAGTTCAAGTTCAGCTCGGCCTACGTGCTCATCGGCATTGCCGGCTGCGGCGAGGGGCAGGGGTTCGAGAGCTACCAAGGGGAGGTGGACAGCAGCACCAACGCGTGGTGCGATGTGAGCTTCCAGGTACAGAACGGGGCTCTGCTCGTGACGGGCACGGGGGCGACGCCGAAGACGCTGCGCGACTACGGGTACGTGGGAGCACTTGACGCAACCGCGGTGAGCAACGTCATCGCCCAGCCACCAGCGGGCTCGCTGTCTCGTTCCAGACCTGGGGGAGTCGGCATCTTCAACCCGATCAGGCGCGTTGCGGCAGAAGCCGTGTGGGCGAACACGACTGGCGCCCAGGCCACTGTGTCGGTGAGTGCCTCGATGCTCGCATCGCGCGACCCCGGCGCCGGCACCGGCACTGCCTCCATGTGGGCAGGCGGCGGGTTCGCCCCGGCTGAAGGTACTGTGGTCGGCGACGGGGGCCTGCTTGGGATACCCGACACCAACAACGTCTTGCTGTCTCGCAGTTTTTCAGTGGATGTACCCGCAGGCAGCACGCTGTATGCCTCGGTTTTCTTCGTGCTCATGCCCGACAGCGGACAGACGATGATCGTCAATTACTCCTCGCCGAACGTCACTATCACCGTCGTCAGGTGAGCAGTTGCGCCGCCTGCGACACCCTTCAGATTTCCACTGACGGGGGGTGGGGGGAGGGGTAGGCGGGAGCACCCCCGAGAAACGCTTCAGATTTCCACTGACGGGTGGGGGGGTCAACGCCCGATCGTGTCGAGCCACGCCCACGCGACGCACCGCTCGCACCCACGCCGCCCATCGAGTGGGTGGGCGCGCTGCGAAGCGCAGCGCACGCGCTTCGTGCCCGACTACCGCGTCAGCCCGATCCGTAGACCCTCTCGGGCGCATCCAGCAGCGTGCGCCAGACAGCAGCGCCGCACCGCGAGCGACAAGGCGACGCCGAACGCGTCACGAGCGGCAGGTCATGGCGCCTTGCGGAGCCGTGGAGCGAGTGCGTCAAGTGCCGCTGCACGCTCTTGCGTCAGGCGCAGCAGGTCAACGTACAAGCCGGGCGGCACCTCGGATGTGCCGGCAACCCAGCGGCGTACTGTGCGGTCAGAGACTGCCAACTCGCGCGCCAGCTCGGACTGCCAGCGAGGCCCGAAAAGGGCCTCGCCACACTCGACGAGTAGTCGGCTCACAGAGCGTCGAGCGGCAGCTCGTCATACAGGCCGTTGCCGCGCAGGTACTCTGCGCGCGCCCAACGGTCGCCCCCGCAGCGCTCACGCGTGAGGCGCATCTTGATGGCGCGGATGGTGCGCTTGCCCGTGTAGACCTCGACCGTACCCGGGCCGTCACCCTCGCCGCTGACGATGTGGATGCTCGCGGCTTGCTCGATAACGCGCTGAATGGACATTGCGGCCTCCTAGCCAACTTGCGCGGGCCTGATTGCCCTGCGCATGTCCGTAATGTAGGACATGCCGCGCAGACTGTCAACACCTGCGCGAAACTCGGTGCCGGGGCGCCATAAGGTGTTTGCCGTGCGCGCTGAGCAATACCTTTTCGCGTCGCGCTCACCCGCACGTGGGTCTTATATCGCGCACGCGTTGGCCCTGTTTCGCGCGCCGCATCACGCGGCTGCGCTGGTCGGCTGCGCGGTGGCCGCGCTGCCGGCAGCCGCCGGCTTCAGCAACGCCTACTACTTCGGCGACAGCCTGTCCGACACCGGCAA